TGTTTCCCGTGTATTATGAGCGGACATAAAGAAGTTTATGAAATTATAAAAAGATACCCAGAGCGATTTGATGAAATTATAGAACATGAAAAAAGAATTGGTTCCAGTTTTTTTAAGATTGATTTTGTTCCTAAATGGGCGCAAACCGGATTTGATGAAAAATCTGGCAAAAAGTACACAACTGGCGAAGATATAAGGATGTATTTAGAACGGAAAAATCAAACAATGGATTTATGGGTTTATGATAACCCTGTTTCGTGTTCGAGTTATTATCATTTATGCGAATAAAATAAAAATGAATAAATTATATTTCACGGAAAATGATGATGAATTTTGCTACGAAAAATCAAATAAAATTAAACTATGACTATTCAAACAGGAGAACCTTTAAAATGCAAAAATTGTGGCACAGAATTTAGGTGGGTTCCGGGAAATTCAACGATAAAACCGAAGTTCTGTTTGCGATGCCACAATAAAAGGTTACTGGAGCGTTCAAATTTAAGCCGTAACAGCAAATCTGCCTTCAAGACGGGTAAGTATGCCACTAAAAAAATAAATGGCTTAAAACGCAGAAAAACGGACAAGCAAAAAGCAAGGAATAATGCTGATTTATGGTTCAGCCGATACATACGTTGCAAATATCACTTTCAAGTATTAAATGATGGGACGGTTCTATGTAAATGTATTATCACTGGGACGGTCAAGGAGGCAAAGCGAATGGACAACGGGCATTGTTTCAGCAGGTCTTTCCTGTTAACCAGATACGAAGAAGATAATTGCAGACCTCAGAACAGAAGCAGCAACCGTTTTTCCGGTGAAGCGGATCATTACAAATTCAGGGATAATCTAAAAAATGAAATTGGAAAGGAAAGATTCAATCGTTTGGATGAACTCAGAAAACATGAAGGAACCGATACCGAAAATTTTTACCTGGAACAGGCAGACAAATACCGGAAACTTGTCAATGAATTAGTGAAAGAAAAAAATATAAGTCGATGGTGGTAATTAAAACAAAATGGCAGAAATAAACTTTTATAATATTGATTGCATTGAGTTTATGAAAACTAAACCCGATAAGTATTACGACCTTGCTATTGTTGACCCGCCATATGGGTTGGATTTAGCGAATATGAATATGGGAATAGGCAAAAGCAAAAAGGCAAGTAAAATACAAAACAGGAAATGGCAACCTAAAGACTGGGATAAAAACGCACCAAAAGCCGAATATTTTAATGAACTTTTTAGAGTGAGTAAAAACCAAATAATTTGGGGAGGAAACTATTTTGAATTACCACCGTGCAAAAATTACATCATTTGGGATAAAGAAATACCTAAAGGGCTTTCTTTTGCTGATTGTGAGATGGCTTGGACTTCGTTTGATTGTGCTCCGAAAATGTTTAGATATTCGGCATATTTAGATAAAAAAAATAAATTTCACCCGACACAAAAACCAATTGCTCTTTATCGTTGGTTGCTTCAAAACTATGCCACACATGGCGACAAAATACTCGATACTCACGGCGGGAGCATGAGTTCAGCAATAGCCTGCGACATGGAAGGATTTGATTTAGATATTTGCGAAATAGACAAGGATTATTTTGATGCAGGTGTTAACAGATTCAATACTTACAAACAACAATTAAAATTATTTCAATGAAATTATTTACAACAGCATTTTTACAGGTTTTTTTAGTAGCGGCAAATACTTATTTTATTGCCAATTTGTTTTATCCTGGAATCGCTATTGCCGGATTTGGGATAAGTTTTCTCTGGTCATCAAACGTGAAAAGAATTTCAATCGGTGGCATGAAAGACAGATTGATTTATGCGACAGGGGCAATGATGGGCGGGTTATCAGGAGTATTGGTATCAAATTTTATTCTAAATTAATTTGCTAATTAAAGGGTTTTGATTATATTTGCAAGCGTAACAACAAATCAGATTTAATGACAAAAATAATTTTAATAATATAAGCATTTCCGGGTGGACATTCCTTTCTGGTTTGTTGTTACGACACCCGGAAATTGCTTTCATAATACGTAACGTTATGGCATATTTCAGTAATTCATCAGAAGGCTTAATATTAGAAGAACAATGCAGCAATTGTAAATACGGTGAAGATGCCTGTCCTATTTTTGCAGCACAATTTTTATACAACTATGACGCTTGCGGTAATGGCGTTGCAACCGCTATTTTAAATACGATAGTTGACGAAAATGGAATTTGTCAAATGAGAGAAACATTTAAAAAGGATTTGGCAACAGACGGCAGCAAGCAACAAACACTATTTTAATATGCAATGTTGGATAACATTACATATCTAAATTAATTTGCTAATTAAAGAGTTTTGATTTAAAAAATAAGTTATTTTTATTCGTATTGTTAAAATTTTAATTACATTTGTGTTATGGAATTACAGGAAATAAATAAAAAATACATGCCAGTAAAGGACTATGCCGAAAGACACGGTGTATCTCCTCATGTGGTTTATGGCTGGATAAAAAGAGGTAAAGTTAAAGGCAAGAAAATTGGCAACTATCAATTAGTGGAAGCTGAGGAATAATTTTTTTGCTTTAATTTTTTAAAATTTTAACATTATATGGCAAAGTTAAGAAGTGTAAATACAAAATTTTGGGATGACCCTTTTATAACAGAATTGAACCCCACAGAAAAACTTTTGTTTTTGTATCTAATAACAAATTCACTAACCAATCTTTTGGGCATTTATGAAATATCAGAACGTAAAATTTCATTTGATACTGGGATGGACATTAAAACGGTTCGGAAGGGTTTGGAACGGTTCGGAATGGTTCGGAAGGCCTTTTTTGTTGAAAATTATATCATTTTACCGAATTGGTTAAAAAATCAGAAACTTAATGCAAATATGAAGGTAGCAGTTGAAAAAGAATTTAACTTATTACCTGAATGGCTGAGAAACAAGGTGTTATCGAATGGTTCGGAATCGTTAGGTAATGGTTATGAAACCATTCGGAATGGTTTGCAAATGGTTCGACAAGTAGAAGTAGAAGTAGAAGTAGAAGATAAAAAGGAAGATGAAAAGGAATATGAATTAAAAGGTAAAAACAAAAAAATTTATATTGATTTTATCAAAAGTTTTAATTCTATCACTGGAAAGAAAATCAGAGTTCCTGATAAAAAATTCAAAGGCCAATTAAATGCCAGATTAGATGAGGGATTTACGATTGATGAAATTTTAAAAGCTGTAGAGAATTGTAAAAATGATAAATATCACATGGAAAATCCAAAATACCTGACACCTGAATTTATTACCAGAGCGGATAAGTTACAGAAGTTTTTAAATTCAGATGAAAATTCAAAGGAAAGATTAAAGTTTGAGGATGTATTTAAATAGCAATATATGGAAAATTTAAAAAAATATTTGTTTGATAAAATTGAGGATGCCTTTTTTGTTCACGGGTACGAGGTTAACAAAGAAGTAATGAAAAAACTTGTTGAACGTTCTGAATTGATTATTGAAAAAAACAATATGAAATTTTATAAGGTTGAATTATTTTTTGAAAAATTTGAACTCGGAGAACTCGGAATGTTAAACCGGAGCCCAATGAGTTTTCTTGTAATGTTTTCAGAGTTTTCAAAAAAAAATGGTAAACCTAAACTTGCAATGTAATGCTATCAATCAAAGAACAATATGAGCACCCGCATTGGCAGCGCAAACGGTTGGAAATATTCAGGCGCGACGGCTGGGAATGTAGATGATGTAAGGAAACAAACAAACAGCTACATGTTCATCATTTGTACTATGATAATGATTTGCATGTTTGGGAATACGATAATGAAGCATTGGTAACGGTTTGTGATAAATGCCACAAATTACTTCATTCAGAATTGAAAAAACTATCTGGGATAGTTGCATTTCAAATGCTATCCGGTGAAATTGATATAACAAAATTATGAAATACCAAAGCAGTAACACTAAACAGATTTACAATATTGAACTTAAAGGGAAAAAAAGATACATTTGTCCAGAATGTTCAGATTCGAGAACTAAATCAAAACAGAAAGATTTACAATTTTATCCTGATACTGGTCGAGCTTATTGTTTTCATTGTGAAACCACATTTTTTGAATACAAACCATATAACAAAAAAGAATACGTTGTTCCTGAATGGAAAAACAAAACAGCCTTAACGGATAAGGCCGCAAGGTACTTTGAAAGCCGAATGATTAATCAGGAAACAGTTAAGAAGATGAAAGTCTATTCAGATACCGAATGGATGCCGCAATTCAAAAAAGAAATTGAAGTTATATGTTTTCCTTATTTCGTGAACGAGAAATTGGTAAATATAAAATACCGGGGCGCAAAAAAGACCTTCAAATTAAATTCTGGCAGTCAACTTATTTGGTATAATTTTGATGCCATTTTAAACCACAAAGAAATAATAATTTGTGAGGGTGAAATAGATTGTCTTTCAATAATTCAGGCAGGATATGATAATTGTATAAGTGTTCCAAATGGAGCCGGTAACTTTGAATTTATAGACGATTCAGTACATTTATTCGAGAGTAAAAAAATAATAATTGCAGTTGATAATGATGCAAAAGGAATTGAATTAAGGGATGAGATAATAAGGCGGCTTGGGCCTGAAAATTGCTCTATTGTCAATTTTAAGCAATACAAGGATGCAAATGAGTATTTATGCAATGAAGGTGGATTAAGTTTGTCAGAACTGCTTAAAATGCCTTCTGACGTACCGATTGACGGGAACATAAAAGCAGAATCAATTTATAACGATGTGAAAGACCTTTTTGTTAATGGAATGACAAAGGGTAAAACTATTGAGATGGAAGAAATTGATAAGTATTGTACATGGGAAACAAGACGGCTGGCTATTGTAACAGCTCGCCCAGGTGCGGGGAAAAGTGAATTTGTTGATTATCTTACAACTAAATTAAATCTTTTATATGGATGGAAAGCGGCATATTTCACACCGGAGAATTATCCTTTGAAATATCACTATGCAAAGATTTTTGAGAAAATTATAGGCAAAAAATTCAGTTCGATAAAAAGCGAACAGATTGAGTTTGATATGGCCTATGAACATATAAGGAATAATTTCTTCTGGATAATGCCGGAACAGGATTTGACTATTGATAAAATACTTACAAATGCAAAAAGCTACGTAAAATCAAAAGGGATTAAGATACTTGTAATTGACCCCTACAACAAGTTAGAGCATCAAATGAATAACCGTGAATCGGAGACGCAATATATCAGCAAATTTTTGGATAAGTTAACGATGTTTGCTAAATTGAATGATGTTTTGGTTTTTCTTATTGCACACCCGCGAAAGTTAGATAAAACGGAGGTTCCAACACTTTATGATATATCTGGTTCTGCTCATTTTTACAACAAAACAGATTACGGATTTACGGTTCACAGGGTTTTTGATGAAAATAATTTAATGACAAATGATATTGAAATTCATTGGCAAAAAATTAAGTTTAAGAACTTGGGAGAGCAGGGAGTTTCTGAATTGAGATACAATTACATAAATGGAAGATTTGAAGAAAGGCAGTCAATTGATTTTTGGGATAATTCTAACTGGCTGGTTAAACATGAAACTATTAAACCTTATTTGGAATGGGAACAAACAGAAAAATGTCCTTTTTAATAACAAAACAAGGATTGAAACGAAAACAAATATTTAATTTGTTGGTAACGGTGAATGTTTGTTGTGTTTGCTGTTGAATGACCGACGAAATTAGTAGATAATAAATAACTTAACAATTACGCGCTATGGCTTTAAAAATTACAAAACAAGATTACGAAAAGTTGATTGAACAAGACCTTTCAATTTTAAGAAAACATCTTCCAGATAGCCCGGAAAATGACCACATTAGATTAGTGTTAACAAACTCGATTGATATGCACTATCCGAGCGTTGGCAGCCCTGAACCAAGTACCGAAAGCGGTTTGCATTTAGCGAACGGCCAAGTGCAAGCTGTCGTTGTGTGAGATTTGCACAGAAATAACTTTGAAATACAAATAAAAATAAAATTTATGAAGGCAAAAGAATTAGCAGAAAGATTTATTAATGCAGATGATAAAGAAACTGAACTACATGAGATTATTAAAGGCATAAGCGTTGAAGTTGATACGCTAAGAAAAGCCAGAAATATAAAAGTAGATACTGGATTGATAGGCATATTTAAAGACCTTGACAAAAAGTATCAGACTTTTGCAATGATTGTAAATTCGCATTATAACCACAATGCAATCAAGCCATACTTTTTTAGAATTTGGTTAAAAACAGTTTACCCAGGAGCTTATGATTATTATTTGGCGAGTGTTGGGTAAATTTTATTTTTATTGCTCGCATCCGCAGAAAAGTTACATTGAAATACTGACCAGCAATAAGTTGTAATTACAAACCAAATCAAAAAATTGAATACGGGAAAACAGGCCATACGCACCAGCAACCCTAAGTCAATGATTCATCTGTTGGATGCATCACCAAAATATCATACCGTTTTCTTCTGAACGTAATAATCAATTGCCAAAGCAATAGTTTTTGTAAGACTATCAAACAACATCAGTTCCTGATAATCGTCTAAAAACTTAATATCAATTCTTTTGTTGAGAAGGTCTGTTACATACCCTCTAACATCATGCAACCTGCCTTCCATTGCAGCATCCACAATCGGAATTAAATCATTTTTCCAACTTTGTCCAATTTTGTCAAGTCCAAAATTGTCAATTCCTTTTACCAACATTTTAACGCCAAATTTAATAAGCCATTTATAGAAGAAATTTTTCGGCTTAATAAATTCCTTCAAGGCGTTAGCTATAAATTTTTCCTGTTTCGGCGTGAATAATCCTGTTCTGTTCATTTCATTATCATTTAATGATTTCCAAACTCTTTCTGCAAACGGGTAAACCCAATACCAGTTTTTAATAAAAAAACGATATATTACCCGGAGTAAGCTCATTTTTCTTTAATGTAATTCTGATAATAATATTCAACCAGAGCACCGGCTTCACCCCATGTTATTTTTCCATCTGATAAAGCATAGAGTATTTCCTGTGCCAGTCCTGAAAGGAATTTTTCCCATTTTTCATTATCAACTCCCTGACTAATTACAAATAATATTTGCCTTACCTGTTCGTTCTTGTCTTCAATACCGTGTAATTCATCAACGATTTTCAACTGCAATGCCAACTGTGGAATTTTTTCTTTCAATAATTCCACAGCCTTGTCAATCACCTTATCGGCAACATCAGGGGTGAATGACTTAATAACCTCTACTGTAACATTCAATAGTGGGTTTTCGATAACCTTTTTCACTGCCTCAACTGTATTTGTAGCCACAGGCAGGAAACTTCCTATCACCTCATCCACTTTGTTCCAGACTTTATAAAAAGTCTGAACAATCCAATTCCATACGTTTTTAAAAAAATTTTTCATTTTAATTTCTCCTTTTTTTATCCTTTATGCACCGGATAATGGTTATCAATGCCGATACACAAAGTATTGTTAATGTTAATATTGCAATTCCATATTTTAGAATAAATTCATTCATAATTATTTCATTTCAAAATGATTTGCATCCCAGCCCCAATCATACCCGGCAACATTATTCGGGTGTAAACTTTTCCAGTATTCAGCCAATGGTTTGTAGGCTTCGCTTTCGTATTGATATTTCCCATCAATAAACAAATTCAAATCAATAGCTAATTTTTTTAGATGTTGGCTGTTTATTGTTTTTGATTTTCCTTCATTGTAATAAACTTCCTGTTGCTCTTTAGTACGTAATAATTCACCACCAGTCAATTCATAACCGTTATCGAAAGCCCAAAGAATTAACTTTGCAACGTTTTTCAAAAATAGGCTTTGTTTTTCTCTTAATGTCATGTTTTCGTATTTATCCATTTTTTTATTCGTAAAAAACAGTTTTATAAATTCGTTTGTCCACCATGTTATTTTAAGCAACTTCATAACTTTGTTTGTTTCAGTATTCGTTTCAAAAACCCTCGCCCCACCTTTATTGTTTTTAATTTTATTTTTTTGAAATTAAGTGGAATCTGAAAGCTAATAATCCAATCACATTTAGGCTCACCTTTTTTCATCTTCACCCTTTAAGGTTATTTTACTATGTAATAGAAACATTTTCAATTCATCCACCTTATCAACAACCGACTGATTAGAAGCATGAATGCTATCTCTTATTTCTTCAAAAGTTCTTAAGTTATCGGTTTTATGTTGCTCAAAATCACTTCTCATTTTATCCCTGTCTGTTTCTAATTTCTTTAGTCGATGTCGGTCTGTTTGCCACGTAACGAAAGATGTGATTAATGTTCCCAGCACCCCTAA